GGTAAATGGTCGGATTTTAAACCGTTTTATTCACAAGGACATGTTATTGGTGCTGGTGGTGGTGGTTTTACTGAATATACTGTTCAGGGTATTTCTGATTATAGTTTGAATTTGGCTGACTTGGATGATACTCGAGCTGAATGGAATCGTGCTGAGATTATGCGCAACGACCCTGTTGCTGCTACAGTCACCACCATTGTTGTGGGAATGCTTGGTGATGATGATATTGCAAACCAATATGGTTCTTTAATGGATGCTTATGGTGATACTAGGGCTGCTACTATGGCTCCTGACCCGTTATTGCCGAATGTTGCTCCAGCTTCTTGGATTATTGCTGCTGGTGCTGCTTCAAGTGCTATGACTTCTACTGTTGTTGATTATATCGAGGACGAGAATGACCGTCCTCCGTATGCTAACCAAGAAGATGAAACTCTTCCTCCAACTTATGTTGGTAATGGACAGTCCGCTCCCGGTGGACTTCTATTGGATATGTCCAGAGTTGGTTCTACTGGACGTCCAGTTACTCTTGATGGTGGTTTACTTCCACTAGGATTTTTAATATTCAATGCAACTATGGTTAATACTGAAGCTGTTGCTAATTTGCGCGTGCATTGTACCAGAGGGGAATATAAAGGGGTCGCCGCCCTCTCAATGGGGGAGTTTAATTGACGATTCCCCAAAAGGCAGTTGATGCTACTAGAGTAGCCCAAATATTGAATTTGGTCAAAGAGAATCAAATGGTCACTGCCATCATAGTGTTTTTACTATGGCAGGCTGGTGCTATTACGCAGGGTATTACTGCTATTGGAGGTGTATGTTAATGGCTACGAAATATGGAAAAGTGTTTACCGCTAAGAAGGGACGATATAAGGGAAAGAAAGTTAAGTACTCTTATAAAAATGGAAAAAAGAGTACCAAGAAGATGGTACTCCATAAGCCTCGTAGGCGTTATTGATGGTTCAAGTTCCTTGGGTTGTTAAACAAGCTGTTTCCCATCCTATGGCTACTGTTGTTGGTTATGGGGTTATTACTGGAATTGCTATTGGGAACCCTGCTACTCGTCAGTTAGGTTGGCGTATGGGTTCTTTTGGAATCCGTGCTGCAGGTAATGTCACCTTTGGTGCTACTCGAGGTCTTCTAGGTACTACTCTAGTTCGAGGTGGTTCTGCTACTCTTGGTGGTTCCGTTGCAGTTGGTGCAGCATCTGTTGGAGTTGGTTATGCTATTGGTGCTGTTGTTGGAACTGGTATTTCTCATTTAATATGGGGTGAAGAAGGTGCTAAAGATGCCCTATATTTCTACTCGAACCCTGTTCGAGCTATTAAAGAGATGATGTAATCATAGGTGTCGGCTCAGCCTGTGGGTATTTCCCCATTCGGGCCATTATACCGCACTACTCATTGGTGCGAGAGCGAAGCGATGCGGTGAGATTCATGTTTTTCTCCTGATACTGGAAAACCTGGAGATGTTTATTCGGAGAAAATATTAGTTTTTTTTCCAGTATGTGGTAGTATACTTAATTTGTGAGCGGGGTCCATTATTACCCCCGCTCTTAGGACCGTCACAAACGTTACGCTAACTCCAAGTTTTGCTTGGGAAGGTCCAAAGGCTTTAACAGGGAGTGGCTCTTCCGCCCAAACATGACAAAGAAATGCGTGCATGGAAAATATGATTATGAACCATGCTTGGAATGTGGTTTTTAATGGCAGAACAAAAGAGACACTGGATGCATACGGTTTATGCCGGACACATCGGAGTAGAGTCCGATGGTATAATGGAATTTATTGAAGGCATGAACCGATGGATTGAGAAGATTAGTAAGGACTCTCGAATCCGATACATTTGTGGGCAAGTAGAGAAATGCCCAACAACAGGTCGTTTACATGGTCAAATGTATAGCGAGTGGAAGGTTTCTTTCAGAAAAGTGGAATTGGTTAAAATTGCACCGAGCAACCTTGAGGCTCGTGAGGGAACCCGAACAGATGCGAAGCACTATTGTACTCTTTCCATTTATAAAGGAAAAGACAAAGGCCAGATAGCATCTCTCCCTGCCTTTGGTGAATGGCGAGAAGACACTGAGGGTGCAACTAATAAGTCAACCCAGAAGGAACTCGCACTTCATTACATAGTTAACGAGGGATTAACACCTGAAGAGATTTCTCATGTGGACCCACTCGTATATTTTACACATTCTCATGCTATTTGCAGACTTTACGAGGCGAGAATGTTATGAGTTTATATTGTGGGTATGTTTGTAAGCTATGTGGTAATTACTGGTACCACTGTCGTTGTGGGCGCTAATCTTTATTAGCCGTAGTTGATGCCCAGTATTCATGGCGCATGTCCAACCGAATAACGTAACACTAGATTTTACCATTGACCATGGCAATGGAATAGTCGATATCCCCAGAGCGCTCAGTCTCTTGAATCGACGTAGTTATCGTTCTGGCTACGTATACAGCGTAGACTTTGTGGAATATATTGGAGCACAAAACGATATGGTAAGAATAGGTTGCCTACCTTGTTCTTATCCTCTTTTTCAAGCATATAAATTAGGATTTGAGACTTGGAAAAATCAGCGAGCCGATGCTATCGCTGAAACAAATATAGAACCGGGTAAATGGTCGGATTTTAAACCGTTTTATTCACAAGGACATGTTATTGGTGCTGGTGGTGGTGGTTTTACTGAATATACTGTTCAGGGTA